CCGATGGCAGTAGCGCCCAGCCGACGCTCACCGTTGCCAACATTGACAGCTCTATCACTGCGCTCTGTCTGGCCTATGACGATATGCTGCAGGCCAAAGTTACGATTCATGACACTTTTGCGCATTATCTGGATGAGCGCAATTTCCCGGATGGAAATCCAACAGCAGATCCCTTGCAGGTGAGGAAGCGGGTTTTCTATATCGACGGTAAAAATAGCGAGCTTCCAGGTGAAAGTATCGAGTTTGTTCTTACCAGCCCGATGGATCTGCAGGGATTGATGATTCCGACCAGACAGCTGCATTCTCTTTGCACATGGTGCATCCGGAACAAGTACCGCACCGGCGATGGGTGCGATTATGCCGGCACGCTTTACTTCGACAAAAACAACAATCCGGTAAGCGATCCCTCATTGGATGAATGCAACGGCACGCTCACTGCATGCCAACTGCGGTTTGGTGAACACAATGAACTTCCTTTCGGTGGTTTTCCGGGAACATCTTTGATCAGGAGCTAATATGCGTCAGAAAACGATTCAGGCCATCCTAGCGCATGCTGCGAAAGAATATCCCCACGAATGCTGCGGTGTGATAGCGCAGAAAAGCCGGGTTGAACGCTATTTCCCTTGCCGTAATCTGGCTGCTGAACCAACGGAACAGTTTCACCTTGCGCCAGAGGATTACGCTGCTGCTGAAGACTGGGGGACGATAACGGGCATCGTACATAGCCACCCCGACGCGACGACTCAACCAAGCGAATTGGACAAGGCTCAATGCGATGCAACGTTGCTGCCCTGGCATATTGTCAGTTGGCCGGAAGGAGACTCTCGTACCATTACTCCCCGCAGTGAATTGCCGCTGCTCGGGCGCCCGTTTGTGCTCGGACACTATGACTGTTGGGGCCTTGTGATGAGCTATTTCCGGCAGGAGCATGATGTCGAACTTCAGGATTACCGTGTTGATTATCCGTGGTGGGAGGACTCCTATCCGGATAATTTCTATCAGGATTGCTGGTACGAATGTGGGTTCCGAGAATTCAGTGGATCACCAATGCCGGGCGATTTGATCATCATGCAGGTGGAATCGAATAAGTGGAACCATTCAGGGATCTTGCTGGAGGGGAACATGCTTCTCCATCATCTTTATGGTCACCTCAGTCAACGTGTGCCATATGGAGGTTACTGGATGGAGAGAACCATGAAAATTGTCAGGCATAAAAGCCTAATCATGCAGGAGGGATAATGTGCGAATCCGTCCGTACTGTTCGCCTGTACGGTGTTCTAGGTAGTACGTTTGGCCGTGAATTCCAACTTTCGGTAGCCTCACCAAAAGAAGCCATCCGTGCATTATGCGTTATCGTGCCAGGCTTCGAGCGTTTTTTGAATACCAGTAAGCAGCGCGGGCTTACTTACGCTGTATTCAGTGGAAAGCGTAACCTGAACGATGATGAACTCTCTATGGATCAGAGTACCGCTGATATCCGTATCGCGCCGGTTATCGTTGGGAGTAAGCGAGGGGGTATCTTCCAAACCATCCTCGGTGTTGCACTTGTCGCTGCTGCAATCTGGATGCCTGGAGTGGGTATCACCGCAAGTAACATAATGTTCCAGTTAGGTGGAGCAATGGCCTTGGGTGGCGTAGTACAGATGCTCTCACCGCAGACAACCGGCCTCGCTAGCAAGCAATCGGCAGACAACAAGGCCAGTTATGCCTTTGGTGGAGTAACCAATACGACAGCCCAGGGTAATCCTGTGCCGCTCCTTTACGGCAAGCGCCGTATCGGTGGAGCGATCATTTCTGCTGGCATTTATGTTGACGACCAGCAGTAGCTATAGTGCCAAGCTAAGAGTATCTTCTTGAAAGAACGCATTATAAGAGTGGAAATGCTTATGGATGGTTATGCTATAAACTTTCAAGATTTGCTTGGATTAAGAAAATTAAACGAGCCTGGTTTGGACAGAAGGGCGTTCACAGACTGGGCTGAAAACCAGATTTCTGCCGGCAATCAGTCTTCAAACCTTTTGATTTTGGCATCTTTGGGATTGGATAAGGAAATCTCGAAAGATGAGGTGTTTCGCTATTTTGATGGCTACGTTGATGAGATTGGAGAAGTGATGCCAACTGAACGAGTCGCGTTCATATTGGCAATGCGACTAACATTCAAAAAGCTCGCCTATTCTGAACTTGAGGATGATGTCTGGAGTGAGTTAACTAGAACTTTTGTTAAATGGTATGACTTGCCAAATGGCCTTTTAAATAGAGTAATGACGTACTGGAGCGCATTGCATGATGATTTTATAAATAATTATGAATATGAGGCTGGGTATTATTACCTGAACTACCCGCGACACGGTGACATTCCTCGCACGAAACAATTAGAGTATGTTCGTAATTGTGCAATTCGCTTTCTCCGTATTTTCGATGAACACTATTATTTTGGTTTGCTTATCAAATAATATTTAATTCAACATTGTTCTAATCATGGCCACCTCTGGGTGGCTTTTTTTATGGGCGCAATATGGCAATAGCAACCGCTATTAAAGGCCGCAAGGGCGGCAGTTCAAGCTCAAGAACTCCTACAGAACAGCCAGACGATCTGCAGTCAGTAGCCAAGGCAAAAATCCTCGTTGCGCTAGGAGAGGGTGAGTTTGCTGGGCAACTGACGGCGAAAGATATCTACCTGGACGGAACGGCTCTGGAGAATGCTGACGGCTCTCAAAACTTCAGCGGCGTTACGTGGGAATTTCGCGCGGGAACGCAGGCGCAAAAATATATTCAGGGCATACCCGGTACCGAAAACGAAATCAACGTGGGAACTGAGGTATCGAGCGCTACAGCGTGGACGCGCACGTTTACCAATACGCAGCTTTCAGCGGTTCGCCTGCGCCTGAAATGGCCTTCGCTTTTCAAGCAGGAGGACGACGGCGATTTGGTCGGTTACTCGGTTAATTATGCGATTGACCTGCAGACGGACGGTGGCACATGGCAGACGGTACTCATTACCAGCGTGACCGGCAAAACGACTTCAGGTTACGAGCGCAGCCACCGTATTGATTTACCTCAGGCTGGCAGTACCTGGACAATCCGACTGCGTAAGATTACATCTGATGCCAACAGCGCGAAGATCGGCGACAAGATGACACTGCAAAGCTTCACAGAAGTAATTGACGCCAAACTGCGCTATCCGAACACCGCGCTACTGTACATCGAATTTGATTCGAGCCAGTTTAACGGCTCTATCCCGCAGATCTCCTGCGAGCCTCGTGGCCGCATTATCCGCGTTCCAGATACTTACGACCCTGAAACCCGCACTTATAGCGGTACGTGGACTGGGGCATTTAAATGGGCCTGGACCGATAACCCTGCATGGATTTTCTACGACCTGGTGGTTAGCGACCGTTTCGGACTTGGGGATCGTCTTACAACGGCCAACATAGACAAATGGACGCTCTACCAGGTTGCACAGTATTGCGATCAATTGGTACCGGATGGCAAAGGCGGAAGTGGTACCGAACCACGTTATACCTGCAACGTGTACATTCAGGAACGCAACGACGCTTATACGGTCCTGCGTGATTTTGCTGCTATCTTCCGCGGGATGACCTACTGGGGCGACGACCAGATTGTAGCGCTGGCGGACATGCCGAGAGATGTTGATTTTACATACACGCATGCGAATGTTATTGATGGGCGCTTTACCTATTCCAGCAGCACCACAAAGAACCGTTACACCAATGCGCTGGTGTCCTGGTCTGATCCTGATAACGCTTATTCTGATGCGATGGAGCCTGTTTTTGAGCAGGCGCTGGTTGCGCGTTATGGGTTTAATCAACTTGAGATAACGGCTATCGGTTGTACCCGTCAGTCGGAAGCGAATCGGAAAGGGCGATGGGGGATTCTCACCAACAACAAAGATCGCGTTGTTACTTTCAATGTAGGGGAAGATGGCAACATTCCGCAGCCTGGCTATGTAATCGCTGTAGCGGACCGAAATCTCTCCGGGCGCGACCTGGGCGGCCGTATCTCCGCGGTGAATGGTCGCGTGCTGACGCTGGACAGGGCGCCGGATGCTTCGGCAGCCGACAGGATGATTGTCAATCTTCCATCGGGTGTTTCACAGTCACGCACCATTCAGTCAATTACGGGCAATAAAGTGACTGTTACGACCGCTTACAGCGAAACGCCTGTGGCTGAGGCCGTATGGGTCATTGAGTCTGATGAGCTCTACGCACAGCAGTATCGCGTTATTACGGTAACTGATAATAATGACGGCACGTTCACAATCGTCGGTGCAAATCACGATCCGGATAAATTCGATCGCATTGATACCGGAGCCATCATTGACCAGCGGCCGGTAAGTGTGATCCCGCCGGGTAACCAGTCGCCGCCTGCCAACATTGTGATCAGCTCGTTTTCAGTGGTTCAGCAGAATATCAGCGTCGAAACGATGCGCGTGAGCTGGGACCAGGCGCAGAACGCAATCGCTTATGAAGCGCAATGGCGCCGCAACGACGGGAACTGGGTTAACGTACCGCGCAGCTCCACCACGTCATTCGACGTTCCGGGGATTTATGCCGGGCGCTACCTGGTGCGGGTACGCGCGATCAATGCCGCAGAAATTTCGTCCGGATGGGGCTATTCAGAAGAGAAAACGCTGACGGGTAAAGTGGGCAATCCACCAAAGCCGGTTGGCTTCATTGCTTCTGAGAACGTTGTATTCGGTATCGAACTGACCTGGGGATTCCCTGCGAATACCGACGACACGCTGAAAACGGAAATTCAGTACAGCCTAACCGATACCGAAGACGATGCGATGCTGCTGGCCGATGTGCCTTACCCGCAGCGCAAATATCAGCAGATGGGCCTGAAGGCTGGGCAGATTTTCTGGTACCGCGCGCAGCTGGTGGACCGCAGCGGCAACGAATCAGGGTACACAGAATGGGTGCGAGGGCAGGCCAGTATCGATGTCTCCGACATCACCGATGTGATCCTGGAGGAAATTAAAGACTCTGATACCTTCAAAGACCTGATAGAGAATGCTGTGGACAGCAATGAAAAAATTGCTGGCATGGCTGACGACATCAAACAGGCCAACGATGAACTTGAGCTGCAGGCGCAGAAAATCGCCAAAAACGCGCAGGACATCGGTCAGGTTCAGACCAGCGTTAATGAACTTTCGAGCACGGTTGGTGATGTGTCGTCCTCTCTCTCGGAGCTTGAGCAGACCGTTGCGATGGCTGATACCGCGCTGGGGCAGCGAATCGACAGCATCAGTGTGTCTATGGACGGCATGACGGGCGGGGTCAAGAACTCAGCCATTGCCATTATCCAGAACGGGCTGGCGCAAGTCGCCACACGCAAAAGGCTTTCCGCAACGGTCGCCGGTAACAGCGCGCAGCTGGACCGTATTGATGAGGTGATCGTTAACGAGAAGGAGGCAACATCCCGCTCGCTGCTGAACCTGCAGACGGACGTGAACGGCAATAAGGCTTCCATCAACAGCCTGAACCAGACGTTTTCGGATTACCAGCAGGCTATGGCCACGCAGGTAAACAGCATCACGGCGACCGTAAATGGAAACACTTCTGCGATCACCACCAACGCTGAGGCCATTGCGAACGTCAATGGCGACCTGAAAGCGATGTACAGCATCAAGGTTGGGCTTTCGAGCAATGGCCAGTATTACGCCGCAGGGATGGGGATTGGGGTTGAGAATACCCCTGGTGGCATGCAGTCGCAGGTTATTTTCCTGGCAGACCGCTTCGCAGTAACGCACCAGGCCGGAGCGCAGGTCACGCTTCCGTTCGTTATTCAGAACGGGCAAACCTTTATCCGGAATACTGTGATTGGTGAAGGGACTATCGACAATACCAAAATCGGTAGCTACATCCAGTCGACAACCTGGGACGGCACAGGAAACGTTGGCTGGCACATCAACAAATCCGGTTATGCCGTGTTCAATAACGTCACCGTGCGTGGAACGG